TTTCCAGCGCCATCTGCATTGCTTCTCTGCTCATGTGTTCTTCTCCTTTAGCTTTGTTGTTATGGCGCGGGTATATCCCCAACTTCAAAATGTTCAGCAATAAATTTTCTAACAGTAATTGCCCCCGATGCCTCAACATCACAATCATGAGTCACAAAACTCATCTCTGTAACCTCACACATACGCATACATTCCAGCACAATCAACTCGGCAAACCGTTCAATAAACTTTGTCTTATCTTCCCAAGAATCACCTTGAGTTGTTTCAGCAGCCTGCACCCAAAGTTGTTTAATTTGTTCGTTCATGTGTTCTTCTCCTTCAGCTTGGCTTCGATGGCGCGAGCGAATGTCTTTAAGTCAATCTTTGCAAACTGCCCCATGTCGAAAAACACTTTCTCGACCTCTGCGTCCGTCAGCCCTACCCATTCTTTCTCAGGCTGCGCTAGTCGGGTGCGTATTGCTTCTTCTACTTCTAATACATGAGCGCCGTTTGGATTTGTACCATGTTGAAACCAATGAAACCAATCAAGCGCCATCTGCATTACTTCTCTGTCAGTCATGTGTTCTTCTCCTTTAGTTTTGCTTCTGCTTTTTGTATAGCATCATGAAAAGATATGCCAATACTTCTACCCCCCTTAGCACATTCCTTAATTTCTTCATCAGTTAGCCCTACCCATTCTTTTTTCGATAACCACTTTTCTGGCGCTTCACGAAATACTGGCTCCCTGCCTTCTAATACAGCAAGCATAACTTCCATGCCGTTATACATACCGTGAAAGTAAGGGTCATAATTCCACGTACCATTACGACCTTGTACTTCAAGCATTTCTTTTAGCTTTACTAACGGCTTTGGACATTCTTTACAATATCCACCAATACCACACTGCCCACCGTCACATTCGGCTGGCTCAGGCTGCGCTAGTGCTGCGCGTAGTGCTTCAATACGTTCGTCATGCCATTCAGTGCCTTCAGGATGCTTTATCTTCTCGCGGCTTGTTACAAACACGCGGCTTGACTCCAAAGCCTCAAGCGCCATCTGCATTACTTCGCGTTCGTGTGGTGTCATTTGTTCTTCTCCTTTAGTTTTGCTTCGATGGCTCTGTAAAATTCTTCATACGGCGGCCTTGAAAAGTCAGTTCTGTTTTGCGTTGTAAGTATTTTTACTTCCTCATCCGTCAGACCTACCCATTCTTTTGAAAACAACTTATCTCTCAACTCATTACGCTGCGCTACGATGCAAGCAGGTCTATCGCAGTAGTAACCACAGCTATGTATGTCTGTGTCACTCATGACATCTTCCTTCCTTGCTCGTAGGACTCTCGTTTATCCATTGAGCGGTGTATATACAGGTCGAATTCCTCGTAGTCTTTTCGAGGGTCGCACCAGCAATCTTTAGTGAGATCGTGTTTACGAAGATCATTCAAAGGCCAAACGTGAGTGTCTCTACCTGCTTCACCTTTTCCCGTTGCCCATTGTTTGTCATTCATCCCTGCCCCCTTGCGCGGATAGCATTAGCAGCCACTTTAAAATAATTGGTGTACAAATCTTTTTCAGCCAGTGAATCCATTGCTTTGGCACACTCCTCGCGCTCCAACCAAACCAAATTTTCAAACGCTGGCAGTTTGTTCATTATGTCTGGCGTGAACTCAAACCCTGCTTCGTTTAACATTCGTAAAAGTTTGTGGTTCATGTCCCCTCCCTAAATTTTATTATTTGCTCTTTTGCTTCCGCTGCTCCTTTGCACACCAACACGGTATCGCCAATGCCTCGCAAGTATGTGTGCCAATCTTTTTGTTGTGGGCTAATCGTTCCACCCTTGATACGTTTCATTTCAACCCACAACCGCCATGCTGGTGCGTATAAGTCAGGGACGCCTGGGCTAACGCCTTCAACCTTTAATCTAGTCGCCACCCCAAGGGTGCGTTTCTCGCCATTGGGTATCGCAAAAATTCGCACTTCCGTGTATGTCTGGCGAAACCATTTAACGACTTCGCGTTGTTCTTCATGCTCGGTTGGGATTCGTTCAGTCATTCCATTTCCTTGATAAGACGCGATAAAACTTGCCTTCTTTTTTGTATGCAATGGTGGTCGGTGGCTTGCCATGATTCATGTACGTAGCAATCTGGTCTAGCTTAGTTACACCGACTGCAAACAATTCACGGCTACCGACACCCGACGCATTGGCCATCTTGGCTAACTCTCTGACCGCTCTGTCGCCAGCATAACCATCGTGGCGAAGTGGCAGGTACTCAGTAATCGATGGGTCGGATAGATTCTTTGAATAATAGCTGACGGCCAGCATTTCTTTGCCGCTGGTGTTACTGATGTGCTTGCGCCAATTCCAGCCAGTAATAATCATGTCTTTGGCATCCATGCCCATAATATCGTCATGGCGCAGCGCTAATGGCTTCGGCACAGACGGCGGGAATTCGTGGCCACAGGATGGGCAAACTTTAATTGATATGGCGCAGAGTTCATGGCACTCGGTGCAAAGTTTGACCGGCATTTCACCGTTCCCTGTCCCTGCTTTGTTGGGCGGCTGCACGTTGGTGATCGGGCCATGCGTCTCAACTACACCCGCAAAGTCTAGCACTAGGCAATGGTCGATGTGATCTTTAATTCTCATGCCCCTGCCAGCCATTTGTACGTACAGGCTAGCGCTCATAGTCGGGCGTAGCATGGCGATTAGATCAATATTAGGAGCATCAAAACCAGTCGTTAAGACATTGGCATTGGTAAGCGCTTTTATTTTCCCTGTTTTAAATTCATGGATGATTTGTTCACGATCTGACTTTGGCGTTTCGCCAGTAATGCACGCCGACTTGATACCTTGATCGCGCAGCTCAATCGATACGTTTTTCGCGTGATTAATACCTGCGCAAAAGAATAGCCACGACTGTCGATCACCAGCCAAACGAATCACTTCGGCCACAACGCTCTCATTATTCTTTCTTGTATCAACTGCTTTCTGTAACTCGGCCTCAATAAACTCGCCGCCGCGTTTTTTAACGTCGCTAGTATCTAGCTTGGTAGTGGTGGTCTTTGACCGCAGCGTGGCCAGATGCCTTTTGTAGATCAACTCCTCGATGCTGACCGGCTCAATCAGATCGTCAAAGATAGCTGGCTTGTCGGTAATAAGACCGTGGCCAAGGCGGTACGGCGTGGCGCTATATCCAACAATTCGTATCGCTGGATTAATTACAGTCAATTCACCAATAAGTTTTCTATAACCACCATCATCGTTATGATTTACAAGGTGACATTCATCAATAATTACCATATCAACATGGCCTATTTCATTTGCTTTGTTTCTTATTGATTGAATTCCTGCAAAAGTAATTGGTTCGCCAAGCTGACGCTTTCCAACACTTGCGCTATAAATTCCTAATGGCGCACCTGGCCAATGTTGTCGCATTTTTTCAGAGTTTTGTTCAATCAATTCTTTTACATGAGTCAACATTAAAATTCTAGTTTCTGGCCATGTTTGTAATGCGTTTTTACATAAAGCGGCAATAACATGACTTTTACCTGATCCGGTTGGCATAACAACGCAAGGGTTTCCCTTGTTGTTTGACATCCAGTTGTAAAGCATTTCTATGCTTCTTGATTGGTAATCACGTAGCTGCATTAATAGCTTTCTCCGCGCTTGATTCTGCCGATCGTTGCCTGGCTTACACCAAAAATTGCGGCAAGTTTTGACTGCGATATGTCCATTTTTTTAATCTGATCTGCTTGTTGATTTGTTAGTTTTGCTCGACCTTTTTTGTTTTCACCTCTACCAGTAAATGATCTTCTTTTTTGCACCATGTCGCGCATATTATCTTGGTGAGTTCCAACAAATAAATGATCTGGATTGACACATAATGGCGTGTCACATTTATGGCAAACGTACATAGATTTTGGTATTCCACCATGCACAAGCTCAAACGAAAATCTGTGCGCACTAATTGACTTTTTATCGTCTGTCCAATGCCTTGGATATGGCATGCCTTTTCCATTTGGCCTTGTGCTTGCTGTCCATATCCAACAACCTGATTCGTTAATTTCATACTTTTTGTGAAATCGATTAATTGCATTTCCTTCCGCAACTTTTCGGCTTCCATAATCATTTACATTGCCACGTTTTAATAATCTTCTATAGTGCTTGTCGCAATATCCTTTTGATACTGCATTGCGGTCACAATCAATAAATGCACATTTCATAAAACCTCCGTTGTGTCAGTCAGTCCATATTATAGGAATAACTGACACAATACAAGCGATTCACCCTACCACCCTCGCATTAAACTCACGACGAAACTCTGTCGCAAATTCATCAGGGTTGGCACACACCGATGGATTGGCCAGTATTTCCTTTGAGCCAAAGACATTGGTATCAGGCTCGCCGTTAATCACATCCTTGCCATTGATTACATAAATGGCTTGCCATTCGTTGTCGCTTTCCTTGCGCTGGTATGGCACCAGATCGGGATGCAATACGTGCGAATCACAACCTTCACGCTGCCACTCTGTCGGAATATCGTCAGCGTCATGGCGCTCACACCGCCACGTTGAATTCTCTAGCGCCGTACTGTGAGCGCACGTTCTGCAATTGGCGTGTTTGGTAATCTTGGACTCGAAACAAAAGTCATGCGCAGGACACCAACGGCATTGATACCACGTTGGGTCAGCCGACAATGGTTCTGGCATCCGGTCAGCCAAAGCAATGCGCTTGCCTCGCGCAATCGCTTTCTCGGCCACCTCTTTATCAAACTTGACGCGCTCGGTATAGATGCGGTCGTCGTCTTTGCAAACAGCCACGTACAAGGCACGATCAATTTCCGTTCCGGCCATGTAAACCTGCATCTGTACAAAATGCTCTGGCTTGGATTCTTCAACGCCCTTCTTTTCCAGATCGTTAAACGACTTGGCGCTATGGGTTTTAAATTCGGCTACGTGTTCGGTTTTCATTGCGTTTGGAACACCAGATTTAATTACACCGTCCAAGCTACCGGAGACGTGAGAACCAAAGCTAACTCTGGATTGGTTGCCGGTCGTGCGTTGGATGTCAATACCAATGGCACGAAGGTCGCTAACGATCTGCGCTTCCTCAAGATTTCCTCGGCGAAACATTCGCAAAACACGACCGTCAAAGTTTTGCTGCACCGCCCAGCGAAACGACAGCCACAACCAACGGTCGCAAGGATGACCCAAGGTCGATGCGCCCAAGTGTGGCCGTGGCTGCTCTTGGCGGCTTTCGTGGTGCTTGTCAATCAGGTTGGTGATGCTGTATTCTGGCTCTGGAATTTTCATGATTCCACTCTCCTTCGTGTGAACGAGTTGGGCAGGGTCAAAACCCTGCCCTTTTTTTTATTACTTCTTTTGCCAAGGCGGCGCAGCTTTACCACTAGCTGACGCTTTTACGACAGGCGCGGGTGGCGTAGAACCGGCAATCGCCTTGAAACCTTTGACTTCGTTCTGGTCGCCGTATTGCTCACTTGAGCGAATATCGACTTTAATCGACAGTTGGCCACCGATCAATTCATCCGTGTCCTGCACCTTTGCGATGCCAATAGCGCGCATCACCTCGCCAAGTTGTTGCCTGCCGATTTCTTCAGCCTTGGGGTTGGGGTTGCGAATGTTCAGATTGCCAAAAACAATTCTCCCTTGGTGCGTTGGGCCAATGATGTCGTAGCGAATCGCAATGTACTGGCCAGTTCCTGCCTTGGTGTTTTTCAACTCCGCAGCCGTGATGCTGGCCGTGTACCAACCGGCTGGCAGCGGCTCGTAGGATTTGTCGCTAACTGGCATTGCATCTGCCTCAAAGGTTTGGTCTAAAAAAGCCATTATTCTTCTCCTAACATGGTGATGGTAAAAGTTGGGCGACCTGGCGTGGTCGTAATTGCACCCAACAAAGGTTTGGTAATGCTTTCATCTGCTGCTTTCCAATTAGCAGATGCAATCTCAGGTTTCCAACGAAACAGGCTGGATAAATGTTCCTCCAATCCATTAGCTGCCGCCAGCTCCTGCAACTTGTCGGCGTTGATCTTGCGGTTCATACGGCCTTCGATCTTGACAACGTACTGGCCAACCTCGCGGTTTTGCGTACCTTCAAAAGATTCGGCCACGTTGAAATGCTTGACCAGTTTGTCTTCGATCTGGCGACGGTAGTTAGTCGCCGCCGCTTCTTCCATCTTGGCGATAGTCCATTCTTTGGACAGCGTTTCGATTTCGTTCATAGAATCCACTCCACGATGGTTTCAGCAAAGATGGCCAGAGCCATGACTATCGCAATATTGATATTCATGTATGTATCTCCTGAATTCTAATTTCCATCATCATGTCGGCATACTCATAAGCAGCCAAGCAAATATCCTCTTTTGAATCTAATCCAGCATCAGGATTCCAAAGTAGTGATTGCATCGCCTTTGCCGCAAAGTAATCACGCAAGTCCATGCCAGGCTCATCATCAAAGGCACTATTACTTATTGGAAATGCTTTCATTTCTTCGCTCCGATCTTATTAATGATTACCGTCAAGTCAGGCGCTTCCCACGATTCGAGCTTGCCAGAGCGATCTTTGGCTAACCATAGGCCATCGCTATCACACATCAAGGCTCGTTGGGCAAAACCGTCGGCATCCTTTTCAACTCTAAGCGCAAGAACTTCGTCAAAGAAATAGGGCAGACTTTGACCTGTTTTGTTGCCTGGCATACTTGGCGCATACAAGATACGACCCATTTCATCCTGCGTCTTTTCTAGCTTGGCCGTCATCAAAACGTGCTTTGCTGGCAGGTCACGGAATGCTCGGATAATGTCGGCCATCTGTTCCTGCATGGCACCGTAGGCAGCTCTCGGGTCTTTGTTGACCTTTTTCTCGTAGTTCAGACAGACTTCAGCAATTTCGCTGATGCTGTCAATGGCCACCGATTCAAACTGCGCAGCCTCGGCAGATTCAGCCAGCCATTTGTAAGCCTCTTGAAGCTCGGCCATCGTTGTTATTTCAAGATAAGGCAGCTCGGCATCCTGAATTGATAGGAGGCCACCCTCGGCGCTTAAAACGATTGGATTAGGCAGCGTTGGAGCAAGGGTAGTCTTACCCGCACCTGCTTGGCCATAGACCAGCAACTTCACACCATTGCCAGCTAGGTTGCCGGTGGATTTGAGATTAATAGCCACGGCTCACCTCCGCATAGGTCAAATCGGTTGCGTCGTTCTCGGCAGCAGCCCAAAGATGCGCCCAATCTTGGGCAGTCTTGCCGCTGCCTTCGGCTTTTACGTTGCAGTTATGCGCCACCAATACAGCGTCAACGTCATCTAAGTCGATGCCGTATTGCGAATAGATGGCTTTTGCATCTGTTGAAATAATCATTTTCCTTCTCCTATTTAGTCGCCGGTCAGAGAACCTGGTTGGCGATTGCTTGCAATATAAAACGATTCGATATACGATGTCAACACTTTTTGAAGCCAACTCACAATAAATTATATGATTTATACATTAGATAAGATAAAACTGCTATTGCAAGATAGAAGGTTAAACCTTATTGCAGAGGCGACCGGCGTTCATATCAACACGATTCGGGATGTTCGTGACAATCCAGACGCTAACCCAACGTACAAGGTTTTGGTGGCATTAAGCGACTACTTGGAGAGCAAGAATGCCAACC